CACCTTCGGCGCTACGATTCCGACGCTCTGCGCGATCGCGGCGTTCAACCGGGCGATGCGGCGCGGCGTGAACCCGTCGCGGTCCAGCCACGGACGCACCGTGTCGAAGATCACCTTCTCGTCGGGCAGACGCAAGGCATCGGCCCCGGCGGCAAGCCCGCCGGCCACAATGTCGCTCATCACCGTCTCCTTGGCTTTAGCCGTCGCTCGGCTCGCGCGGCTGAATCCCCCGTCGGGCCAACATCTCGCGCATCTCTTCGGAATAATTCTCTGGCGGGATTGCGGCGGCGACGCTCTGCTGGAAGGTCGCGAACTGCCTCGCCAGGCCGGCCAGGCCATCCTCGGCTTTGCGCAGCCGCCCGCGCAGGTCGGACACCTCCTTCTCGCACTCCCGGTGGCGCTGGTCGATCCGCTCCACCTCGGCGCGCAGCCGCGTGACCACCTCGGAAAAGGTCTCCCGCTCCAGCGCATCGGCTTCCTTCATGCCGGCGCGGCGGTCGCGGTCTTCCTCCAGCTTGAGCCTGCGGTTCTCGAGGAAGAAGGTCGTCGCGGCCGTGGCGATCGGCTTCCCGAAATAGACGACCAGCACCACCAGCGTCCCGAGGAAGCCGGTGCTGAGCCAAGGGCGTATCGCCTCCAGCGGGGGAAGTGCTTCCATGGTCAGAGCCCCAGCAGCGCGCCGGCGTCGGGCGCCGGCGACGTGTCGTCGATCACCGCCAAGGCCTGGCGGACGCTGACGCCCACGCGCATATCTTCGGCAAGGTCGATGATCGGCGCCTGCACCGACGTTGCCCCGGCATCGGCCGGCACGTCGACCATTGTCGGCGGCTCGCCCAGCACCACCAGCATCATCTCGACGCTCAGCGTCTGGACCCCGTGCTTCGCCGCCAGCCGCGCCGACGCCGTGTAGCAGAACTCGCGCTCGAGCTCCTGGTCGGCCGGCCCTGTCATCGTCCGCCCGTCCGGCTCGATCGGCCGCGCCCAGGCGGTGAAGCCGACGCTGCCGTTCACAAGCCACTCGCTGGCGACCGAGACCGCCACGTCCTGGCCGTCGATCACCACCACCACTTCGCCCGGATAAAGGCCCGGCCCGAGCTCGTCGGCCGCCAGCGCCGCATCCCTGAGCGGCGGCTGGTTCGCGCTTTTCGTCAGCATCGCTTCACCCTCATTCTAGAATCTCGTACCCGCCGCCGCCGCCGCCGCCGCCACCGTTACCGCCGCCTGTGCCGCTGGTGGGGAAGGTGACGTCGGCGAACCCGAGCCACACCCGGTCGTCGCTCTGGAAGTTGGCATTGGGGTCGGACGTCGCGATCAGCGTGCGCGTGCCACCGGCAAAGGTCGCATCGTCGACATAGAGGTAGAAGCGAACGGTGGCGCCACCGGTCCCTGTCACGCCCGCGCTGGTGGCATTGTAGCTCACCGACTGCGAGCCGATCAGGGCCGAGCCCGCGCCGACCGAGATGGTCGCGGTCGCCGGGTCGCCCGCCGCCGCCGTCCAGCTCACCGCCCCGGTGAAGCGGTAGCCGAGGTTCATCGCCGCGATCGGCCGCAGGTTGCGCTGGTCGCCAATCCGCGCGCCGGAGCCCGGCACCGTCACGTCATTGACGATGTTGCCGCCAGCCCCGGCGGTCGCGCCGACAGTGGCGCCCGGCTCAACCCGACTGAGCGAGGCATAATCCACCACGCCCTTCGCCGTGCTCCCCGAAGTGAAATAGTCGAGTGCGACCGACACCCGCGCCGCCCGCATGTTGGCCGGAACCGTGATTCGCGAGGTGCCGGACTGACGCCCTGAAGGGATCGCCACGAAGCCGAACGGACCTGCCGAGGTTGATGGGGCGCCGAAGCCAAGAGAGGCCCCAAACTCAACTACGAGATACCAGGTCGGAGCCGTGCCATCGGCCCGATTGGCGGTCGTTTGGATCGCATATTCGAGGTGGAGCACCTCGCCGGGCGTGCACGGCACCTGCCCGCCGGCTTCGGTGTCGATAAGGGTATAGCCGGTCAGCTCCAGCACGTTCGACCCGCGCTGGGCGAGCGAGCTTCCGGTCAGCACGACCGCGCCGGCCGCGCGCCCGTTGCGCCCCACCGTCCAGCCCAGCAAGCCATCGTTGAACGCGGAATTGCGGTGGAGCGCCCGTTCCGGCAGGTTGCGGGTCGCTGCCAGTTCACCAGTGAACGTTCCGCCTCCGGTGCGGCTGAGGATGTCGCTGCTCGTTCGGACCGCTTCCGGGATGTTGCGCGCGACGTTCCCGAGCCCGTCCAGTCCGGCCCCGACCCGCCCGTCGGTCAGCTCCACCGGCCTGTCGATCACGTCCGGCCATTCGACCGGGAAGCTGAGGTCGCCGGCCGTGACCGGCCCCAGCAGCAGCCGCGCGCCGACCACGCCGCGCACCTGGTAGGACACCGCCGCCTCGTAAGCGGTGCCCGGGGTGACGCTGGTCACCTCCTTGCGCACCGCGTCGACGGCCTCGGTCCCCGCGTGCGACCAAGTCGCCGCGCCTTGCGGGCGATATTCGAAGATCACCGCCTCGGCCGTCGGGTTGTCGACCGCGCCGGCGATCACCAGGGCCGGGATCGAGCCCGCCGTGTCGGAGAAGGTCGTGCCGGTCAGCGTCCAGCTGCCGGCCGCCGGCGCCGGCACGTCCGACAGGTCCGGCACGGTCAACGACGGCGTCGGCGGCGCGGTGCCCACCTGCCCCAGCGCCGCTGCGTGCTTGGCGCTCGTCTCGGACTTCAATTCCAGCGTCACCACCGCGCTCTGCGGATCGAGGCTGCGGTTGATGACGATGCACTCCTGCCCGTTCAGCCCCAGCTCGGGAATGTCGGTGTCGAGGCAGTCGCCGGGCCTGTAGCCGAGGAAGATCAGCCGCAGCGGCAGGCTCGCTGGCCCGAACTCGCGCGAATTGGCGACTCCGTAATAGGCCAGCTGCACGCCCTGGTCCTTGTGCTGGACCAGCTGGTAATCGACCTCGCGGGTGCGCTCCTGACCGTCCTCGGCGAGGTAGGTGGCGGGCCGCACCACGTTCAGCGGCACCACTTCCCAGCCATGCTCCTCGGAGCGGATGCGCGGGATGATGCCGTTGATCCGCGCGCGGCGCGGCTGCGTCGCCACCACCTGCGCGCGGCCGACCAGGTCGGCCGAGCTGATCGTCGCCAGCGCCACCCGCGGCGCCGACACGATGCAGCCCAGCTGCGCGCCCATCCGGATCGGCTCGCCGCCGCCGGCCTGCGCCATCATCTTGAGCACGTTCCACTTGTCGTCGGCCGACGAGACGACGCCGCCCACTTTCCAGCCATTGGTGTCGGCGACATTGGCCGCCTCGACGAACGCCGCCACGTCGATCGCCGCCGGCGGCATGCCGACGCCCAGCACCCGCTTGCCGTTCTGCCACCTCCCCAGCGCCCAGGTCAGCGCGTGCAGCCACGGGTTCTCGGACCAGACGTAGGTCGCCTCGTCGAGCGCGCGGCACGCGCCGGAACCGCCCGGATAGGTGCTGTCGAGGCGCGGATCATAGACCTTGGCGCCCTTCAGGATCGCGCCATTCTCCGGCACGCCGGCGGCGAACTTCTTGCCCTTCTTGTCGAAGCGCAGGGTCCACAGCCCCGCCGCATAGCCGCTGAGCTTGTCGGCCGCGCCCCAGCCCGTCATCGCCGGCCCGATGCCGGGGCTGAGCGCGCCCGCCTCCGGACAGGCGCCGAGCTGCGTCCTCAGCCCCATCCAGCCGGCATAGTCGCCGACCGCGTTGCCGTTCGAGAAGGTCACCGCCGCGCGATCGACCTTGAACGATTCGATCGCCTCGATCGGCCCGCCGCCCGACCAGACGATCACGAAGCTCTGATAGGGATTGTGGACGTCGTCTTGCGTGGCGCCGTAGGCGGCGCGGTCGACGATGTAGCCCGAGCTCCAGGTGCGCCCGATCGCATAAGGCACCGGCGCCTGTGGATCGGCCTTGAAGTCGGTGGGCGATCCTGTCGCGGAGCTTCCCGGCGGTTTGGCGGACAATGCCCCGCTGATGCTGGCGATCAGGCCCGCCCCCGCGCTGATCGCGCCCCAGCTCACGCCCAGGATGCCGGCGCCCAGCGGCGCGCCCAGCCCGGTCGCGATCAACGCCACGCTGGCGACGGCGCCGACGATCACGGCGGCGGTCCGCACGGCCTTCATGGCAGCACCCGCCACGCGGCGACATATTCCAGCGGCTGCATCACCACGGCGCCCTCGGCATCTTCGTGCCAGCCGAGCACCCGGCCATTGCCCATCGCCACCGTCAGCGCCCCCGGCCCCTCAAGGCCCGGCACCGCGATCACGTCGCCGACCAGCGCGGCGGCGGGCGCGATCCTCTCGAAATGCGCGTCCATCACGTCGGCAAGGCTGTCATGGCCGAGCTTTTTGAGCGCCTTCACGCCGCCGGCCAGCGAGTGATAGGTGCCCGCCCGCGCCAGCTCCTTCACCGGCTTGCGCAGGGTGCGCAGGTGGAGACCGACCATCTGCGCGCAATCGTGCCGGCCGAACCGGAACGGCTTGCCCTTGAAGCGATCGAGCGTCGCCTGCGCGGCGTCCCGGCGGCGCTCCAGCACGCTGGTGGACCCGCCGGGGGGTTGGCTGTTGGCCCCGGCCTTCGACGCGCCTGTTGGCCGCTTGGAAGGCGCCTTCATCGCGAGTCTCTCGGGGTGGTGAAGCGGCCGCCGCCGCCACCCCCGCCGCCACCGCCCCGAACGACGGTAGCGCGCGGCGCCTCGACGCCCCAGTAGATGGTCCGCGTGATCCCGGTGACCTGCGCCAGCCCGGTCTCGCCGGGCCACACATTCTGGTGGAAGCTGTCGGCGAGCCGCGCCCCCTCGTCATTCTCGAACATCCGCTCGAAGCCCGAGACGCACTCGAACTCCAGCTCGCGCACGCCCTTGTCGATCACCAGCGTCGGCTGGTCGAGCTCGCCGTAGAAGATCATCAGCGGGTCGGCGATCACCGCCCCGGTCACCCTGTGGCTGGGCGCGGTGGACCGCGCGACCGG